CGGCTGACCCTCGTACAGCGCCTCGTCGATCTTCTTCTCCAGGTTGCGCCGCTTCGACACCGTCGCGTTCGTGCGGCCGTCAATGTCCAGGTCCTGCCAGGCCTCGACGAGCTGGTCTGGCGACCAGACGCCCATGTCGACCATGTCCTGACCGTCGGCCTTCAGCCCCTCGGGCGTCATCTCCACCGGCGACGCCGGCTTGACGCTGATCTTGTAGTCGCCCTCGTCGATGGCCACGTCCGTGAAGTTGAGGCGGGCGAGCTGCCTGCCCTCGCGGGCGATGACCTGGTAACCACGCGACTTGGTTCTCCCGTCGCGCTTCGCAGCCACTTCATCCTCGGGCTCTTCCGCAATGTCGCGCGCGATCGAGAGCGCCACCTTCATCAAGTCGATGTGCAGCTCCTCATAGCGCTGCTGGCGCAGGCTGTTGCGGTCGTCGACGGTCTTTCGTGCCTCGCGCCGGGCGGAACCCGACGCGTCCAGGCCAGCCTCGCTCGCGCCTTGCGAGGCCTGCAGGTTGACGCCCAGGTCCTCGAAGATGCGCTGCCCATCGCGCTCGATCTGCTGGTAGAGCTCGGGCGCCGCGCACGTGAACGTGATCTGCTTCGGCGGGTCGGGCGTCGTGCCCTCCCAGAGCGTGCCGATCTCGTTCGTGAGCTTGCTCTTTTTCAGGTTCTGCCCGGTGTACGTGTAGAGGTGCTGCGCATGGAAGACCTTGGTGGCGCGCTCGATGCGGTAGTCGTTCGCGTTGATTCGGATCTGCAGGTCGCGCGCCTGCGTCATGAGGCTGTTGCCCCACGCCCCCGTGAAGCGCTCCTCGGCGCAAAAGAACACCAGGCAGTGGAACGGCTTCTCGTACTGCTCCACGACCAGATCGCCGCCGTCGGTGTCCACGGCGATGATGTGCCAGCCGTCGCCCGCCTCTTCGCCGGTGGGCAGCGTCCACGACTCGTACACCAGGCGCTGATCGATGGGTGTGCCGCCGGTGCTGACCTTCTTCGCCGCGCGGATCTTCGCGTCCAGCCCAGGCGTCCCGCCGAAGTCGCGCAGGATGTTCGCCAGCGGCATGGGGCGCTCGCGATAGATGGTCCGCGGCTGGCCATCGACGAAGCCGTCGCTCGGGTCGATCGCGAGCTCGGTCGGCAGCACGCGCTGCTCCATGACCTTGTTGCCGCTCCGATAGAGCTGCGCCACGCCGGCGCCGCTCTCGAAGACAGCCGAGTCCATGAACATGCGGCGCTTCACGCGCGCGAACTGGAGGTCATCGGCCAGGCCATCGGCGAAGTTCTGCATCTTCCGCGCGCGCCGCCGCACCCGGTAGTCGCCATTGACCACCTCGAAGCGCGCCCGCGTGTCCGTGCTGGCCACCTGCGAGGCCAGCGTGTCGATCGCCGCCTTCGCGCGGTTGTTCTTGCTGTTCTCCGTCGGCGCGACGCTGCCGCGCCCGCCGTCGATGAACTGCTGATTGAACAGGTCGTACAGCATCAGGTCGTTGTTCTTGCTGTACAGGCGCAGGTTAAACAGGTCGTAGTCGCGGCGGTCCCGCTCGCTCGACAGGTTGCTGATCAGCTTCTTCGTCGCGACCATGCGGCGCGCGCGCTCGCTGTCCTCGATGTCCTCTTCCCAGAGCGCGAGGGACTGCCCGTCGGGCGAATTGCTCACGGCGCCCTCTTGCGAGCCGCGATCGGGTCGTAGGCGCCGGGCGGAAGGTCTTCATCGGCCGGCTGCTCTGGCCCGGCGGGCGCATCAGTGCCGGCTCGCGGACCGAAGGTCACCTCCATGGTGAGCGCCTCATTGGCCATCTGCACCGGGACCCGCGCGCTCGACACGCCCGCATCACGGAGGACGGCGAGGAGCGCACCAAGGACACGAGGATCCATCTGTCCATAGCCAAGCGGCCTCGCGGTCTCTGGAGTTAGTTAAAGGCTTTCCCTAACTGGTAACCGTTACCACTCGTTGCGTCATTCCTACGTGCGATTCCGCTGCCTTAGAACGACATGTCGTCGTATTCGTCGTTCTTGAACTCGTCGGTCGCATACTCGTGCGCGGCGGCGCGCTGGGAGCGCGCGAGCTCTTCGGCGCGGCGGATGGATTCGAGGTAGGAGGCGTCCGGCTGCTCTGGTTTGTACGCGTCCCAGTAGGGCGCGAGCGAGTAGCGCGATGACTCGGCGGGGTCTGGGTGCCAGGCCTTCGACCACGTGCGCTTTCCGCGGGCAAGCAGGTCCTTGTCCCATGCAGCCTTCGTCATGTCCTCTTCGACGGCGCTCCCAATCATCACGTCGTACTGGCTGTCCTCGAGCAGGCCGTTGACGCGGCGGACCTGGCCGTCGAAGTCGGCTTTCTTCGCGGCCTTCACCGCCGGGATGCCGCTGTCGATTGTCCACGTGTCGATTTCCAGCGCGCCCTGCGTGTCCCAGAACCACCACGCCGGCCCGAAGCGCGCCTGCACGATCATGGCGACCGCCTTGATGTGCGACAGCTTGGCGATGGAGTTGCGCGGCGTGCACCACTCGAACAGGTGCTGCACCTTGCGGCTTGCGGTGCCCCAGCCGTTCGCCACCAGCGACGTCCGGTCGCGACCGCCCGGGTCAATGCCCACGCTCACGAACTCGATGCCAGCGCGCGGGACGGCCGCCATGAGCGACATGATCGGCACGCCGATGATTTCGAGCGCCGCCCGCTCGCCCGCCAGCCAGTCAGGCACCGTCGGCGTGTAGCCGTTGCGCGGGCGCGAGTAGTGGTAGCCGGTGGCGATGGCCGTCCACACGCGCTGCACGCGGCCCCAGTCGCGCAGCAGTTGCGGGTGGTTGACGCCCTTCTCGGCCTGGAGCTGCTTGAGGCGCTCGGCGGCCTCGGGCGTGTGCACATTGTCGAGGCGGCCCCACGAGTGATGGGACCACTTCAGCGATGCTGGCGTGCCGCCGGTCTTCGACGCCTCGTCGTGGCTCGCTAGGTCGAGGAAGAGGCCGAATGGGAAGTCCGGCAGGACGCCGCTCAGGATCACGCGCGTCGTCGGCGTGCACATCGGGTCCAGCAGCACGTCGAGGATATAGGTCAGCACTGACGTGGGCTGGTCCTGACACTCGTCGACGATGAAGACGCAGTTGTCGAGGCGATTGCCGAGGTACTTGCGGACGTTCTTCAGGTCGTCGGTGCCGCCGAACGCGACGATGGCGCCGTTCGGGAAGCGCGTGAGCTTCTCATCCTGCACCGACCGGTGCTCGATGCCGAACCGCTCGAGCAGAGCGATCCACTTCGGCCAGACCGAGAGCGTGAGGCCCGTCGATACCAGTCCCAAGAAGACGTTGATGCTGTTCGGCTGCGCGAGCGCGTTGTCGAGCAGGATGCCGAGGTCAGCCCACGTCTTGCCGCTCTGTCGGTCGCACAGGAAGTGCAGCCAGCATGAGCGGTCCAGCATCGCCGCGAGCTGCTGCGTGTGGCCGTCGGCATAGGCCTCCAGCGACCACTTGGGCTTCTCTGGCGCGTTGGCTCGCGCCCGGCGCTCTATCTCGCGCTCCGTCGCCTTCAGGAGCTGCGCGGGGGTCACGGCGGCAGTGGCCGGCCGGCCACCAACCAGTAGCCCCGGCGCAGCCACCTCCAGAGCGCCCGCATCATTGCGTCCGTTTCTTGGGTGCGAGGCGCCAGATCGCCGCGATGGCTGCGCGCATGTGCTCGAGCCAGTGGGTCGTACCGACCGCGCCGCATATGTCGCAAAGGCCGTTCGCGCGCGCCTTACCGGCGCAGTCCTGCGCTCGCGGCGCCATGCAGCGACAGAGCAAGAGCATCACTGCTTCAGCACCTGGCGCAGTTCGGCTAGCGCGCCCTCGGATACGCCCGACAGGTCGACTGGGATCTCCTTCGCCGGGCCGATGAGCCGATCGAGCAGCATCTGCATGTAGGCCGGGTGATAGGTGGTCTTGCTGCCGCAGACTGCGCCCTCCTTGTCGAACACGTCGTTCTCCACGCCCTGCAGGGCGAGTTTCTTCAGCACGCGGAAGGTCTCGCGCAGCTCCTCGACCGTACGGAACTCGTCGTCGAGCATCTGCTCGATTTCCACAAGCTTTCTCGGCCGACCACCTGGGTTACCGCTCACGCCCGGCGGGAATGGCCGGCCGCGTGGTCGCTCAGGCTCCCTGCTCTCAGCCACGTCACACCGCCAGCAGCTTCCGCGGCCATGCCGACCAGCCGATGAACTCGCCCGGCCCCATGGCCGACATCTCGGGCGCCACGAACGCATGCACCTCGCCCGTCACGCGGTCGCTGACCGTGCCGGCATTCTCGTTAATGGTCAGCTTGCCCACCAGGGTCGGCTTGACGCTCAGAACGGCGCGCGCGGCCCGAATCAGGTCCTCGCGGTGCGCGCCGGTCACGTCTGCACCGCCGCTTCCCGCCGTTTGATCCAGGCCACTAGGTCTGACGGCATCGCGAAGATGCGCCAGTCCAGCCGCCGGGCCGGCGAAGGGAACATCTCGTTGAAGATGCGCGCCGCCCACTCTTGGCGAGTCTCGGTCTTCATGGCGCCACCTCCGCCGGCAGCGACCGGTCCGCGTAGTCGATGCGGTGCCAGGCGTAGGTGCGCACCACGTCGTCAAACCGCACGTCGATGCCGCCGGCGTGCGGGATGCCGTCGACGTCTACGATCGCCTCCTTCGGCATGCGGTTGCCTGGGATGCCCATCGGGGTGCGAAACGAGATTACCTTGTAGCGAAACGGCGGCGACTTCATGGACGTTCCTTTCGTGCGGGTTTGATTTCTCGCTCGAGCGCACGGCACTCGGCGGCTGCGAATCTTCGAATTGTTCCGACGGCGGGCGGCGGCTCCGCACTGGCGGGGGCGAGCTGGCGGCGTCTCCATGGACTCGTGGGTCCGGGGTGCTCGGCCTTGACGCGGGCGATGATGCGCTGGATGGCAAACCGCGAGCTCGGGCGCCCATCGCTCACGACGCGCTGGGACCGTGGGTCGCGGCGGCGCCGGCGGCTCGCGGTGGCGGCGACGCGCGCGGGTATCGCCCGGGTTGGCACGCCCTCGGCATAGAGGCGCCAGATCTCCCGCTCGTGGTCATTCCACCAGAGGTGCTCGGCCAGCACGCGGTAGGCCCAGGCCTGCCACGCCTCGACGGCCTTCGTATACGCCTCCAGTTCCACCGCGGTCATCGTCCTAAATTTGCTCGAGAGAGCGCTCTTGGCTGACAGCTCGCCCAGGCCCTCCGCCTGGAGCACTGCGTCCCATGAGGCCGTCGGTGCGCTCACGTTTCAGTTCTATCAGAACTTTCAGAACGTTCAATACTTTCAAAATAACTTGAAACTTCGTGGCAGCAGCCGGGGCGATCTCTGGGTCTGAGCACCAGAGGCCATGAGAGCGGTCCGTTTGCCGGCGCTGTCAGCGCGCGACGCCCGGTGATGTCAGCGGAGCCCGACCACCTTTGCCGGCGCGCCCAAGCCCCGTTGCGGCTGCGCCTCGCGTGCGATTGCGGAAGGCCCCGCCGTCGCCTGACAGTGAGTCGTATTCATTGGCCCCGGTTTCAATCCGTTCTGCGACCCTTTGGTCGATCGGGTCTGATCGTGTAGCGAGCGAAGCCTTTCCACGGCGCTGCGCACTCGTGCGTCACGGCTTCCCATTGCGCGTCGCGTGGATCCGTGTGGCGCGTGTCGATCCACCACCCGCACCTGCAGCGCAGTCGTTGCCCTACCTCGTCGACCATGAACTCCATGAACCCGCGCGGGCCCATAAGTCGCAGGTTGCTCGTCATCGCGCCATCGGCTTCGCCCAGCCCATCGCCTTGCGCGTGCGCTCCGCAATCTCCGCGTCGCTCTCTTCGGGCGGTCGCTGCCCAGCGTGGGCGGTGCACGTTCGCGTGCGCCTCGCGCCGACCGTGGTGAGCAGCAGCGTGTAGCAGGGTGGGTGCTCGCAGTAGCGGATCACGCGGTTCCCTCGAACACGATTTCCCAGCGCTTCCTGGCCACCCCGCCGTTTCCGATCGGGTCGCGCATGGCCTTGAGCGTTCCGGTGGTGGACTCGGCCCACGAACCGCGCGGCTCAAGCTCTGCGGCCTGGACGAACCCGGCGACCTTGAGCGACTTCCCTTCCTCGTCGCCCTGCGTGTACGTCACCAGGCGCCGGTAACCCATCGCCTTCGCGATCACGCGCGCCGTCGTGTAGAGCTTCGAATTGGCGCCGAGATATCCGTTCGTGCACGTCCTGCTCACCTCGAGGGTTCGTCCATCGTCCAGGCCGCGCGCGACTGGCCTACCGCAGATTGCGACACCAACGATCACGTCACCGTCGGAGACGGCAAACGAGAACTTGTGACCACGACACGGCTTGTTGTGCCGGTGCAAATCACGCACAAAGGCGTTGGCCGCGCGGAGCGATATGGGCACGGTGCGCAGCATCTAAAATGGCACCACCTGCGCGCCGACGTTGCGGATCGCGAATAGCCCGCGGTGGACGGCGATTTGGTGCGCGTCCCAATCGCGTAGGTCCTGCTGCGCGAAGCGGCCCGAGCGCTGGTCATGCTCAGAGTGGCATCCCTGCAGGACCTTCGGGTAGTACGTGAAGTCTGCTAACATGGCCGAACTGCCGACGTCGTCCCAGTGCGGCCCGCACAGCGGAATCACCTCCGCGTCGCTGCCGTGCTTCATGCCCATTCCGCCGCGCCCGACGTGCGCCGCTTGGATGTTCTTTCGCGTCCCGCACGCCGCACAGGGCCGCGTGTGCACCCACGCCAGGTACTCGGCGTGCTCCTGGTTCCGCTCTTGGTGCTTTGTCACCGGCTCTCCCTTCGCGAGAGGTGCCAGCATCCGCATGCCGGGCACTGATAGACGAAAAGCTGCGGCTTCCGCTTGCCGCTACGGAGCGGCTGCGCCGCGACCGCGCGCGCCAGCCCCTCGGTGCCGAACTTCTTCTTGCCCTGGCACATCGCCATCAGCGTTTGCCTCCCTGTGTGACGCCGAATCGTGTCGCCGGCTTCGCCGTCGGGCTTGCCGCAGCTTTCGGGGCAGCACTGGCGCGCGGTCGCTCGAGCAGGCGCGCGATCCGCTCCGCGAGCTCCAATTCCTCTGCAAGGTGCGTCCATTCGACGCGCGCGTTGTCGACCAGCACGCGATCGGGCGCCCCGAGCTCGATGCCGCCCGGGAAGTCGATCAGCGCCAGCGCCGTCGGGTTGTGGACCATCAACCAACCGCGCGTGGCTTCGCGCTGCGCCTCCAGCAGACGCAGCGCCCGCTCGGCGTTGGCCGCCTGCGCCTTCAACTTCGCCACGCGCGCCGTCCAACGCAGCGCCGCCGCCATTCGCGCGAGCGCCGTCGGCGCCGTCAGATCTGCAGCGGCCTCCTTTAGCCAGACGGCGATCGCGTCGTCGTGCTGGCTCATGCCGCCTGCGCCGCCTGGTTCGCGCAGACCCAGCACACAGAGGACCAACTCATCGGCTCGTACCGACCGCACTCGGTGCAGCCGCCGGCGTCCTTCTTCGGCGGGGCGAGGGGCGGCGCGAGCGGCGGGCGACGGGGAAGTTGCCGCCTAGGTCCGTGGCGCGCGGCCATCTCCCTCAGGCATTGAATGCAGCAGCTCTTCCCTGGCTCCGCGGCGCCGTGCCGGCCGTTGCGCCCGCAGATGCCGGCGGCCACGCGAGCGGCGTATTGCTTCTTGGCGTTCGCTGTCTTTCTCTCCTTCTGTGTCATCAGTCGGCCACTCCTTCCTGTGCCTTTGCGGACGTCTGTCCAATGATTCGCTCGATCTCTTGGCGCGGCGGCATCTGCCGCGCGCCCTCGGGGCCGCTGGCCTTGTAGGCCTCGGCGATCGCGCGTCCGATGTTCTCAGGCAGCTGGCGCCCGTTGATTCCGAACCGGTCGAGCCAGCGGATCTGGCGGTAGTTGCAGAGCCCGGCCTTGATGCGAGCGTCGCCGATCTCGATCAGCTTCTTCGCCTGCTTCTTGCTGCAGTTCGGCGGGATGTCGAAGTACAGCTCATCGCGGAGGATGCGCAACTGCTCCGGCGTGGCGGCATTCTCCGGCTTGAGCACATGCATCGGCTCAGGATTGGCCACGCCCATGGTCTTGAACGGGTCCTGTGGCCGCCGCGCCGCGATCCGCGACTTCAACAACGCGGCTCGCTCCGCCGCCTCCCGAATCTCGCGCCGCGCCTGTTGCAGCGCCTGCAGGACGTCGCCGCCTTCCTCGCGCAGCTTCTTCTTGGCCTTCGCCTTCTCGTCGTCGCTGTAGCTGCCACCCAGGATGTCTACAGGGCTCGCGCAGCAGCCTTCCATGTTGTTGCCGGCCAGGTCGAAGACGTTGTTGTAAGGCTTGGGCGAGGCCGCGATCGCGGTCTTGCGTTCCTCGACCGTCGCGAGCTTTTCGATCCCCGGCCAGAGCCGCGCGCCGCGGCCGATGATCTGCTCCAGGCGCGCGCGCGACTTGCACGGCAGCGCGTTCAGGATGACCTGGAGTTGCGGATCGTCGTAGCCCTCGGTGAGCACCAGCATGTTCGCCAGCCGCGGGAAGGCGCCGCCCTTGTGCCCGCGCAGGATGGCAGTGCGTTCGTCGTCGGGCGTCTTCCCGTCGAGGCTGCGCGCGCTGCCGGGTTGGCGCAGGTTCATGGTCTCCGCGGTGACGTGCGCCGTTTTCACGCCAGGGGCGAACGCCACCATCCGCATGTCGCCAGCGAGCTCCAGCGCAGCGTCGGCGATCTGCACCGCACACGTCGAGATCGCGTCGTCCAGCGCTGCCTCGTCGAATTCTCCGTCCTTCGCCACCTTCAGCTTGGCGAAGTCGATGTCCGTCTCTATCGACTCCGACCGCAGCGGCGTGAGCCATCCGTTCTCAATCCCCCACAACATGTCGAGCGGCGCGCCGGCCTCGCTCTCGAACACGCGGCCCATGGCCTTCTTGTCGGCCCTCTTCGGCGTCGCCGTCACGCCGAGCACCTTCGCCTCAGGGAACGCGGCCAAGATCTTGCGGTAGCTCTTCGCCGTGCAGTGGTGCGCCTCGTCGACGATGATCAGCGTGAACGGCGGCTCCGAGATGCCGCGCAGCCGGTGTTCCTTGAGCGTCTGGACCGAGCCCACGACGATGCGGGCCCCGTAGCTGTGCTCGTGGGCCTTCTCGATGCCGACGCGCTCACCGGTAAGCTCGGTCAACTTCTGCCAGGCTTGCTGGATCAGCTCCTTGCGGTGGGCCAGCACCAGCACGCGCCCAGGCCAGAGGGCGGCGAGCACCGCGAACAGGTAGGTCTTGCCGAGGCCGGTCGCCATCACTGCCAGCGTCGAGCGGTGCACGCGCAACTCGCGCATGATGTCGACGCACTTGTCCGCCTGGTAGGCGCGCGCCCCGTAATTGAGCGCGGCCTGACGGAGATCGGCGTCGTAGAGCGCGATCATTCAGCCCCCCCCCCGTGGCCCGCCGGCGATCGCCATCGACCGCGTCGAGGTACTGCGCCCAGAGTTGGAGCTTGAGCTGGTGCCAGAAGCCGAGCACCGTGCGGCGCCGTTTGTAGCGCCACGTCTCGGGGTCGTCGTTGTTGACCCACAGCATCTGCCGGACCTCGCGGAACGTGAGGCCAGTGCGGAAGTCGTCGTACGAGACAACATCACCAGCCGCCCGCGTCCGCTTCTTCATCGTCGTCGCGCTCCGTGACCAGCTCGCGCCCGGCGTCGTCCTGGATCTGCAACCGCTTCGCTCGCGCTGGCGGAGCCTTCGGCGTGGGCCATCCGCTATCGCGCGCCACGAACCCGCCGGCCGCCGGATCAACCACCTTCGCGTCCGCGCCCCGCGCCTGAAGTTCGCGCGGCACCGCGCTCAGTTGCTCCTCGACCAGGTAGCCGATGCCGCCGCAGCCGTTGCACTTCGAGCGCCGATGCGCGCTGCCGTCGGGGTCCTTGCAGTAGAGGCAGACCGTGCGGGGCACCGCCGTCATCCGCGCCCGGGCTGCGAGCTCGTGCGTCGCCTGGCGGAGTCCCTGTAGCTTCACGCTGTCCTGGCCGCCCCTGCCGATCGCACTGGCCAGCGCCGCCTGCGCCTGGCGTAGGTGGTTGTCGAACGCCGTGAGGACGGTCTCTGTCAGCTCCCAGGCGTCCACCACGATCTCATCGCCGATCTCGAGACCCAGCAGGTCCATCTCCAGGCGTGGACGCGCAGACTTGGAGGGGGCGGGCGACTGAACGACGACACCGTCGCCCTTCACGCGCAGCGGCTGATCGCCCGCCCCCTCGTCGCCTTTTTCGGGCGCTGGCGAGCTTTCGCCCGGACCGGCATCCGCGCCCTCGCCGGTCTGCCCACTTTTCAAAGCTTTCGCGGGCTTGGCGCTCTGCGAGGTGGTAACCGTTACCACTCGCTGCGTCATCTTGGCCCGAACTTCACTGACCATCGGATGCGAGACGCCGCACTGCCGGGCGATGCGCCGGTCGGGCCACCCGGACCACTCGGCGTCGCGAAGCATCGTCTCGACCGAACGATGCTTGTCCGCGTTCGAGCGGCGCAGACCGTGTTCCTTGTTCGCCCCACACGCGGCGAGGATCGCGGAGCGACGATCGCCATTCTCGATGTTCGCGGGCAGCCGCTTGAGCCCCGCGCGCTGCGCCGCCTCGACGCGATGAAAGCCGTCGACGAGCCAGTTGTCGGTGCCATCGAAGAAGATCCGCAGGGCCGGCAGGGCGGTCTTCGCCCGGTAGGCCTCCGCATATTCGGTGACGGTGTCTTCGTCGAGCGCCGCGCGGATCTGCGTTCCTCCGTCGCGGCGGATGTGCTCGATCAGGATTCCGGCGGCGCTCGACTTGCCCACGGTTAGGCCTCCGTCCCGTACGTGAGAACCGGGTCGCGCTCGCACTCCGCCGGCGTGAGCCGCGTTGCCTGCCACTTGCGAGCGGCTTGCGCCGAGCGCAGCTCCTCATGCACGGGCTCGACGTAGAGAGGTTGATCGCCGAGCTTCAGCGCAGGCGACTGCTTGCGTAGCCAGCGCTCGCCGGACGGCGCCATCAGCAGCTCGTACCGAAGGCCCGTCTCAGCGTCGGTCCAAGCATCGGCCGGCGAGGCGCCGAGCAGCTGGCAGATCCAATCCCAGCCGGCGGCCTCGCCCAGCGCGCGCCGCACCTCGGTGTTGCGGATCGCCAGGTACTCGTCGCGCGTGTACGACCGCGGCGCCATGATCACGCGCTCGGGGACGCGGGTGCCGTGCCACGTATAGAGCTTCCAACCATCGCGCCAGGCGATAGTCGGGCCCTTGATGGAGTGAGGCAGGCTGCGGTCATCGCGTGCGATCACCGTCGGACGGTCCGCGACGATGACGAACTTGTCGTGCAGGAAGCGAGGCCCGCCATGGATCGCCGCCGCCTCGTAATGCGCGAACTTCCCGTAAACCGGCAGATCGAGCTTCGCGACGTGGCGGAAGAACGACAGGTATGCGACCCATCCGCTCCATTGGTTCCCCCCGTTCCAAGAGCGATCCCAGTACGCGGAGCAGCCAACGAGAAACCGTATGAGCCGGGCGCCCGTGGCGGCGCCCGTGGCGGCGTACGTGGCGTCGCCCGTGGCGGCGCCCGTGGCGGCGTACGTGGCGTCGCCCGTGGCGGCGTCCGTGGCGTCGTCCGTGGCGGCGTCCGTGGCGTCGTACGTGGCGGCGTCCGTGGCGGCGTCCGTGGCGGCGCCCGTGGCGGCGCCCGTGGCGGCGCCCGTGGCCTTTGCCTTCGGTGCCGGAAGATTCTCCAGCGTAAGGGCGCGGTGCGTGCCATGGCGCACGAGATGCGCTATCGCTGGCCCAATTGCATTCACGAGTTCGCGCTCGGTCAAAATCGCGCCGAAGAGCTTCTTGTACTGGCCCGGATTTCGACGGAGATACCAGACGCCGGCCGCAACCGAAGCCGCGAAGGCGGCCCCAATTGGAGAAGCGCAGAACACGATCCGGCCGGGCCGCTCCAGCTTTGCGGCGTCATACATTCCGTTGATCGCGACGCGCATCGCATCGCGATCCGAGTCATCCATCGCCTGCGTGTTGAGGGCATTCGCAATCCAACGATCGGCCCACGGCTTCAGCTGCGCTCGGTGCTCGTCGGTCAGGCTGTACTTCTTCGTTGCGTTCGACATGTTCGCTCCTTTGGTCTCGTCAGGGCGTGCAACACACGCCGACGCGGGTTGCCCCGCGTTTCGACCTCAGTCCTCGACGGCGCGGTCGCTGCCGTCGCCGCGCTCGCGCAGCGGGCGGACCTCGTAATCGCCGGGCGGCAGCATCACGGCGCGGTGCCCGTCGGGCTTGCCGTGCTCGAGCGTGAGCTCTTCGGCGACCCGCACGCGGGCGGTCGCGCCCTCGCGCTGCAACTGCACGGTGCCGCGCAGCGTGTGCGGGTGGCCGCTGGAATCGCCAGCGAACACATGGTTGGTGACCTTCTCGACGGTGCCGGCGAACGGCTTTGCCAGCTTCTCGATGACCAGATCTCCCTGCCTCGCGAACAGATTCATGATGTGGCTCCTTAGTTGATGGTTGAGTGGCTACGCGGCTACGCCGCGCCCCTGAGCTGGCCGATGGCCTCGGTCAGCGACAGCCGACCCTCGAAAACATCGAGTGCGAGCGCCTTGCCCTCCATGACCGCGTCGCGCCGGGCTGCGATGGGAGTCCGCTGCGCGATTAGGTCGCGAACGAAGCCGGCGCCACGGCGGGCCACCGCGAGCTGCGCCAGGTTATCCGCGCGCTCGATGGCCGAGGCGGGGCCCTGCGCACGTTTCCGGAGATTGCCCGACTTCAGTCCTGGGCCCGAAGACCCGACATATGACTTGTCATAAGACGTGGTACGCCGCCGCATGAATCACTCCCTCTGTCCGACAACCCAAGGAGACGGCGCGCTGCAACCCTGGAAACATCGCCCCCGATGAGTAGTGAGGAGCGCGCAGCCGCCTTCTTGGATCGTCGTTGCGAGGCTCATCGGGGGTCCAGTATCTATGCCTGAGCCGAGTTTCGTCGTCAACGAAATGTTCCGCCGCTTACTCTTCTGCCGACATGTAAGATACTCGGAAACACGAGTGCCTATAGATACTTGCGCGGATGTTCAGCAGGCGAAAATAAATTAGATTCGCCCTTGCGTTTCGGCGCGAGATAGCTATCGGGACCGTTCTTTCTCGGTGCCGAGCTCGAACGCTTCGCGGGCGGCGGCGATGCCCTGGAGCTGCCGCTGGCGACGGCGGCGCAGATAGATGATCGTCGTCTCGAGCCGCTTGTGCCGAAGCATCCCCTGGATGACCTCGACGGGCACGCCGCGATCGGCGGCTCGGGTCGCAAACGCTCCGCGGCCGTCGTGGGCATGCACCCGCCGCTCGCCGGGAACGGCCTGGATGCCGGCCTCGCACGCGAGCTCCTTCCACCAGTCGCTGAGCGTCTGGCGCGTGTAGAGCCTCGGCCCCGCGTTGCTCGAGTGAAGCAGCACGAACGGACTGCGGAGGTCGCGCGGAATATTTTCGATCGCGTCGAGCAACCGGCGGGTCATCTGCGTGACGCCGCCTGAGCCGCCCTTCGCTGCCCAGTTCGGGATGTGGATCTCCATCCGCTCGCGATTCAGCCACGACCACTGCAGCTGCTTGATCTCGGAGACCCGCATCCCCGCGTCGCAGTCGCAGAGCACGACGACGCGGCGTTTGGCGTCGCAGCTCCGCAGGGCGAGCATCGCCGAGATGTCAGCCTCCGACGGCGCCGTCTCTCGCGCGCGCTTGCACTTCGCCCACTTCGCGCGGCAGACGTGCGGCTCATCGGGCAGCAGCCCTTGCTCGACGCCCCAGCGCAGGAGCGCCTTCACCCAGTCCAAGATCTGATTGAGCGTCGTCGGCGCGTAGTGCTCTTCATGCTTCGTGCGCAGCTCGGTCCAGTCGCTCACGCGCAGGCCCGCCGCCGAGCGCTCGTGCCATTCCCGCGCGGGCGGGCGGAGTAGGTACTGGACGGTCTTCCAGCTCTTTCCGCGCTTCTTCGCGGCCTCGTAGAGGCCGTGGAGGGCGCCGAACGTGAGCGTAGACGGCGCTACCGGCGCAAGGCGCTCGCTCAGCTCGGCAATCTGTCGCGCCATCGCCGCCAGCAGCGCGCGATCGGATTCGTCCACTCAGCCCTCCCCTCAGAGCCGGTGATTGTTGCCGGATGGTCAACATCCGGGGAACTGCGTCAGTTTCGAAACCGCTAGCGATTGGTGCGCGCCGCGTCCCGCACTTTTCCCTTACTGCTTGGACCTGAGGGGCCGCGATCACGAAGCAGCTTCAGCACGCGATCGAGCTTGTGCAGGATGGCGGCGAGCGCTTCGCCCGCCGCGCTGCTGTCTGCGCGCAGCTCGCCCAGATCCTTGCGGACCGCCTTCAGCGTTGCCGGGATGCTCATGCCGCCTCGGCCGCCTGGCGCTCCAGGTCGACGATCCCGGTCGCGTAGCCAGGCCAGACGTCGTTGGCCTCGCACCAAAGCAGGCGCTCGAACCAGGTGCGGTTCTGTCGCCGTCCTTCGTCCAACTCTGACTGCGGAACTCGGAACACCGTGACGATGTACGGCCGCGCTGATTCCACCGCGACGATGTACGCCTCTTCCGGCATCGTCCGCCGCCCGAACTGCAGCGCGGCGCCGTCCATGTACCAGGCGAGCGCCCCCGGATAGCAGAAGCGCCGCGCGTCCCAGTAGAAGTCGCGCGGGTTGCTGCTCTTCGTGGTCTTCAGTTCGACGATGCTGATGCCGTTGTCGACGTCGGGCGTGCCGCGGCACGGACGCCCGGCGAGCGTCCATAACAGCGTGCGCTCCTTGCGGCCGGCGAGCAGCGCCATTGCGTCGGCGTTCTTCTGGACCGCCTCGGCCATCCCCTGCACCTGGTCGTACTCGTCGGGCAGCAAGATCAGCGAGCCGGCGTTGAGCGTCGCGAACGCGTCATAGTCCTTGCCGCGCCGCGGGCATTGGTTGCCGTTCTCCGACTTCTTGTCGTAGACCACGAGGCGTTTCCCGCCCAGCAGTACGGAGTGGGCGCCCGTGCCCTTCTCGAACGCCTGCCCCTCTTTCTCTTCGTTGGCGAGGAACTTCGCCGGCGCCTCGGCCATGAGCTTGAGTCGGCTGTGTCGCAGCGGTGGCGGACCCTTGATCGGGACGACTGTCATGACGCGACCGCCTTGCTCTGCTCGGCCACCATCGCCTCAATCAGCTTCTTGGCGTCGGGCTCGTTGAGCGCCTCGAGCTTGCAGCTGTAGCCGATCGTGGCCTTCATGAACGTCGCGCCCGTGATGCCGTCCCAGTGCAGTTCTTCGGCCAGCTCGACGATGTCGTGCAACTGGGCGTCGGTCACGGTGCCGCGCTTGATCTCCGGCTTCGCCGCGGACTGCGGCGCGCGCGTCGACGGGCGCGCCGGTGCGGCTGCGCCGTTCCCGTTGCCCCTGCTGGCCGTCGCGCCGTCGTCGTCCTCCTTGCTGGCGGATATGCCGAGGATCGATCGCCACTGGTAGCGCTGGACGTACGAGAGCGCGCTCCCGAGCTTCTGCCAGTCGGCCGGCTTGGCAAACCACGTCTCGGTCGACATGTACGCGCCCGATTCGTGGGCCAGCATCGTCAGCGACACGTAGCCGTCGCCATCCGACCACCAGGGCTGCGTGATCACCAGGCCGTTGGCCGACAGCGACGCCGTCGTCGCGTCCTGGACGGTCGCCAGGTCGGCGTAGTCATACTCGTAGAGCTTGCGGCCGTCCTTCTCGACGACGCCCGTCTGGTTGTTCGCCAGCACCTTGAAGGCCGCGCGTGCCTTCGCCAGCGCGCCGAACAGCAGCGCGCGATCGCCATCAATGCGGAACGCCGGCGGTGGCGCCGCTTTGACCTGAGGTTCGTCGCTCATGCCGCACGCTCCGCTTCCGCCTTCGGCTTGCGAGTGACCGATTCCTTCACCTCGACGGTGAGCGCGAACTCGCCCTGGACCGTCTCGCCGTCGAACGACAGCTGCGCGTCCTCGGGCAGGCGCAGACGCGCGATCAGGTCCTCGCGCGTGAATGAGTAGGTCACCGTCCTCTGAATCGAAATCTGCTTCGCGATACCCCGTTTCATGCTTGCACCGCCGCTTTCCCCATCTCCTTGACGGCGCGCTCGGCCTGCAGCTTGGCGTTCATCTCCGCGCGGACCTCGGCCAGCACGTCGAGAAACTCCTTGGCCTTGACCTGCAGCCGCGCCATGCCGCAGCCTTCCTTGCCGCACTTGCACGGGTCAGCCGTCAGCATCTTCGCGCCGCGCTCGGCGAACTCGATGCCCTTGACCGTGTCATCCATGGCAACCACCAGCCTGAGCAATTCCACCAACTCGTTCATGTGCCCACGTCCTTTCGTTTGTAGACCGTCGTGATCAGCCGCCGCAGTTCGTCGTCGAACGTGGCGGTCAGTCGGAAGCCCGCCTGCACCAGCGCCTCGGGCAGGTAGTCGGCGAACGGCGCGATGTGTTCCGCATCGATGCCGCCCGGATCGCCGTCGATGTTGCTGCCGTCGGCGAGCGCCGATGCGTACTCGGCGGCCTGGAGGCGCAGCCGCGCTTCGACGAGCAGCGGGTTCTTCGCGCCGCACGTGCACGACGGACAGTGGTTCGGACGCGGGCTGGACGCGGCGAACGTCATGGCCGCTGCTCCGCCGCCTGGTCAGCGCGCGTGAACCACAACGCCTCGATCTTGATCGCCGCGACCGCCAGCACCGCGCTGACCAGCACGATCGCCAGCCGGCTCGCGATGTACCAGCGCGCGCGCCTCCGATCCTTGCACGGGCGGCAGCGCACGTACAGCGGGCGCCGCTGCGGCCAGAACT